CTGCTCGCTAGGCGAGTTCAGCATTGGCATACCACCAGCCGGAGGGTTCATGCTGGCCATAGCTTCCATAGCGCTGGCCTGTTGCTGCTCAGATAGCTGCTGAGCCCCGGCAGGAGCCTGCTGCTGCATCTGGTTGAACATCTGAATGAGCGAGCCCATCGTCTGTACTGCTGCAGGGTTGAGGGTCGCATCAGTCTGCTCGTCGCGGATGATCTCCTTCTCGCCCTCTGGGTCGCTAACGCCCATGCGATCCATGGCACGCTCGGCGCTCCACAGTCGGTTCTGGACAAGGTTGATCGCAGTCTGTGCAAGCTCGATGGTGTCTCGAGGTGTGAGCTCAGGAGGGGTGATAGCAATCTGGTATTCACCGTCAATGATGTTTCCGATTGCCTTATCCTTGTTCTCCCATACGCGTGCGCACACTTCCCATACCTGCTGAATCCAGCTGTAAAGGAGCTTGCGCTTCGGTGAGATACGAGCTTCGTAGTTGGCCATGAGCTGCGCAATCGCACGGCTCGAGCCTAGTACGCTAGATGGAGCAAGTCCAAGTAGAAGATCGTTCAAGCCAGAGGCGACTGCAAGTTCACGGTCGATACGCTTGTTGTAATCCTCTACTTGGAACTGAGGGATGAATGGGTTGATGGATTCAATGCGGTTCCCGGCCCCAGGGGTAGCGACCTGGTTTGGCTTCGGGATGGCGTTAGCCGGGACCTCATCGGGAGCCTCAGCGCCTACGAGCTGCCACATCTGACCGCCAACGACTGAGTGGATCATCTGGGCTTGCGCCGTAATCTTCTCGTCCTTCTCCCGGAGGAGCTGCTCGATGTCATACAGCTCAGGCTTGCCGTATGGGCTGCCTGGGATCATGCTGTTCCGGAGCATGATATAAGGGATGATCCCCTCAAGCTCAGGGTGCTCAGTGCGCTTCACGACGGTGTTGCCGACGATGATTGCGTTGCACACGAGCGGTGGCTTGCCTGGGGTAGTAGGGTGCTTGTACCAGTAGTCCATGATCTCGATCTTCATCTGGTCGTACGCCGTCTGGTAGCGGATCGGATCTCGGTGGTAGCTGTTCAGGTAGATGCTGGCGATTGGGTCATCATGAGTGCTGGACGAGGTGTATGGGAACCACTGGTTGCCATCTCGTACCGGGATCACGTCAACGCCCCACTCCTCTAGCACAGCCTGTGGAGACAGGCCGTAGCTGTACAGCGCCCAGTCTACACGAGTGTAGTCAGAGCTGCCGTAGCCAACGTAAAGGTTCTCTGGTGTGTCAACGATCTGGATGCGTGGCATCTTCTTAACAGGGTCCCAGAAGACCTTGGCCGCAGTGTTGCCGTACAGAGCCTTGAGGAGAGTGGCCTCTTCGAGCTTAAGGTCAAAGTCGTTGGCGTCCCACCATGCGTAGAAGAGTCGCTCCCGGCGTGCAGCCTGGTTGCGCTCGTCCTCAGATGAACCGGTAGGAACGTAGTTAACCACCGGCGTAACAGCCTGAAGCGATGCCGGGATATGCACATAGGATGCATGCAGGTTAACAGAAACGTGCGAGCGTCCTGACAGCCGTGCGCTTGGGTCTTCCGCCCAGTGGTCAGCACCGCCAAGTGTGAAGGTGTTAGGATGGAAGTAGTGGTCGTATCGTCGGTAGATTGCGCGCATGCGGTTCTGTTCCGGCTCAACCATCTGCTTGCGGTTCATTGCCTCAAGGGCAAGGAGGAAGTCCTCGTTCTCCTCAGCTACCTCACCAAGCTGGTTGAGGCGCTGGCGCTCCAGGGACATGCCCTTCTTCTGCTCGGCGGTGAGTGCCTGCAGTCTGTCGAACTTTGGATTGATCTTAGCAACACGCATCTTGCCGCCGGAGATGACGGCATCGTTGATCGTGCGGCCTGAGCCTGCTCGCTTCGTGCGACCATTGGCAATAGCGCTGGGGAGTGCGCGTGCCTTACGGCCCTTCGTAGCGGCTGGTGTAGCCTCTGTCTTGATTGGAGTGCCAGGAGCAGCAACGGCTGCGGTCTTCTGGCCACGGATCTCCTTACGAGCAGTATCGATGGCTTTCTTGATGCCCTCGATGTTGGAACGGGTGACGACGTTAGGATCAGTCGTGATTAGAGAAGGTACTTCCTTCCCATCCACGAATGACCCAGAGGTCATCTTTAGTTTGTCTTTAGGCATTTGCAATCTCCCCAAAATAACTGAACACAGGCTTCGTCACCGGGTTCGAAGGATTTCTGGTCGCGTGCCTCACCGACAGCGCCAGTGCCATTACGGCATCAGTTTCCAGCTTCTTGTCATCTAGCTTGTAGCCCAGCAGCTGGCGCCGGAGCTCCATCCAAGCACCCCTACGTGGGAGCTTGAGCTGTTGCCGATCAATCACGGCTTTAAGATCTGCCAGAAGCTCCAGCTTCTTAGCTCTAGTGCCACCGAAGTCGTAGTCCCTTAGCGGCTTGATGATGCTGAACTCCTGGCGGAAGAGTTTCCCGCCGAAGCCAGTCGAGTCGATGGTGCTGGTGCACGCAGCGCCATCCTGGTTGTAGAGCAGGTGCCCCTCTCGCACCATGTTCACCACTGCCGGGATTGTCTGCTTGCCAACCTTACGTCGGCATCGCACACCCACCATCATTTCACGCTCCGTGTAGTCAATCGTGATTGCCCACGTTGCGTCAGACGAAATGCCAGGGTCCACGCCCTGGGAGTACCTGCGTCCCTTGGTTGGAGCAATCTCCTCCTCAAAGTCCACAAAGCACTTGTCAATCATGTCTGCGTTGAAGTACGCATCTCTTGACTCGATGAAGTATCCGTCGATGTTCTGTGGTACCAGGTACTCTGCCTGTTGACGGACGATGGAGTCAAACGTCGCTGAGTTTAGGCCGTACCCTACGTTGTCCCTAGTCGAGAGCCGGAAGCTCATGAACTGGTCATCACGTCCTGGGTTCTCTGGATTGCCCAGCTCCCATAGGTCTGCGTAGTCGTTGATGCCCTCTGTCGGTGTGCCAATGAAGTGTAGCTGTCCACCTGTTGAGAGTCGTCGGAGGTTCAGAACCTCTTGATAGATCATGAGGAGGTGTGGCTCGAAGGCTGCCTCGTCGAACGAAATGCCATTCATGTCCTTGCCCAGGAGTGCCTTAGCCTTGTCCTGGGTGGTGCGGAAGTGGATGTTTGCCCCACCGAAAATGGGGTCAACCTTGATCCACAGGTACTCTCCACGCCACTTCTTCTCGAAGTTGTAGACTGGACCGATCTCTTTCACTATTGGGCATCCCCTACCGCGTTGGGCTGGATGGCCTCCCTGTAGGAGCATTGATAGTTCTCTATGCACCAACTCGGCAGTTTCCTGCTGGATACCAATGTGATACCATTCGTAAGGCTCGGTAGTCCAACGTTCGGCGTCCTCAATGGACCCAGCGGTCGGGGGACGAAGTCCCAGCTTGTAGGTGGCAGAGTGCAGGACTCCAACAGCCATCCCCAAAGTCTTACCAGCCCGGTTACCGGCGCTGCATACAGTGGTCAGGTATTTGGGCCTGAACCCTGTCTCATCACGGGCAACCATACCTTCTAGCCAGGCCAGTTGGCCCGGATTGAGATTGACACCTAGCCAGCGAGAGGCAAAGAAACCGATGTCGGTCCGACCTCTGGCCAAATCTTGGGCAATCTCAGCATTAATATTCAAGCAGTCTTCTTCTTTCCTTTGTTTCGTGCGCTGATCGCCTTGGCCTTAGCCTTAGCATCTGCCTTGCTACTAGCTCCCCACGCTTGAAGTGAGAGCAGGAGACGCGTCGGTCGCCCCTTAGAGTCTCGCTCCGGCCCAGGCATGTTACCCATGCGGGCCAGGAACGACGCTCGACGCGGATTGTCGCCAGACTTAACCGGCGCCTTGAGCGTGCCCCCTTTGTAGGAAGCACGCCCCTTAGCATTCAGCCCACCTGCAGGGTTCTTACCTTCCTTGCGGGTCCAGGCTGGGGTTTTAGCCACGCTGGGCTACAGTGCGCTGCGTACCACGAAGGGTCTTACCGCCCTTAGGAAGCTTCTTATACTTGGCGGCCATGGCCTTCTCAGCCTTCTCGCCTTTCTTGCCTTCCTTCTTCTCGTGCTTAGCCTTAGCGCCCTTGCTCTTGTACTTTTCTACTTTCTTGCCGTACTTTTCCATAAGGAAAGCTGGCATCTTCTTACCTGGCATCAGAACGCCTTCTTCTTTCCACCCTTGCGGGCACCAGCACCACGATCAAGCTGAAGGTAAGATGTACCACGGCGAGTCGTTGTGCTTTGGGTTTGACGGCGACCTGACTTATCAAACTCTGTCACTTTAGTCGTTCCAGTTTTTGGATTACGCTCGCCGTATTTTGTAACGGTTGTAATGGTCTTACCTGTTTTGGATTTCTTGGATTCGGAATAAACTCCGCCCCAAGTCCTTCGACCATACTTATCGATAATGTTGCTACCCATTATCGGCCTCGTGCGTTCCCACCACGCGGAGTCGACCGGCGAGTCTGGCGAATGCCAGCTCGATCAAGTTCGTCTCTGCCTGATGGTGTTACGCGCCAGTTGCCATCAGGACCCTTGACTGTCCACGGCTCCTTTGGCTTAGGGGTCTTAGGCTCAGGCTTCTTTGGCATTGCTGCGCCAGGTCCACCTGGGTTAAGGGCTGCGCGTGCCTCGTTGTCGTTCATCATAACGCCCTTAACTACTGTGATCTTCTTCCCGCTAGGAAGTGTCATGTAGCCATTTCCGCGCTCCTTCGACTTACGCTTTGGAACGTTAAGGGTACCAAGTGCGTTTCGGAGGTTGTCAATCTGTGACCAGATCTCGCGCTCCTTCTGGCCATTGACCCCTGGCTTGTTTGTGAGCTTGACCAGCAGGTTGATCTGCTTCTTAATGTAATCCTTATCGTTCTTGTACGTTGGTGCCACCTTTGGCTTTGGCTTTGGCTTTGCTGTCATGATTATTCTCCTTTATTCCCGAACGCAACATCGTCCGGATTAAGCCAGCGGAGGATGACTGGTAGTACGGCTGCCAAGCCCGCTGCCGCGAGCGAGCGAATGCCGTCACGGTTAAGGTCGAGAACGCCGTCACCAAGCACAATCAGCTGGGCGACTACTGCGGCAAGGAATGAACGCCCCCAGGACGCCAATACTGCCTTAAGTTCCTTGTTCATTTTCTACCTCCTCTGCGATCAGAGTGTATGATCCGCCCCCGAGAATCCCAGCCATTGCGACTGCGAGACCTCGATCTGCGTTCTTTTCCTTTCTTCGGTCCAGCATTTCCTGGGCCCGGAGTCCTTCCGACAGAGTCGGAACTAGATCCCCGTTTTCGACCATCTTGAACACGTATCCGCTTACAAGCTTGGCCAAGTCGTTGTTTGTAGCCTCAATCTTTACTGCCTGCTGCACCTTCTTGGCTACTTCCCTACGAGCATTCATGTGCTCGTCGGTAAGGTGTCGGCGCTTGTGATTTCCTAGGGTGATGCGACTGATGTACGAGTTCTCGGCCTTTAGCCACTCGCTGATCTTTACGTCGGACATGCCTTCGGTCATCTTCCGGTTGATCACGTCTACCAATGGACTCGCGCATACCGCGCACTTGCTGAGCAACTTCATTAGGCAATGGCCACCACGTTAATACAGGTATATGCATTCACCAGTGTAAGCCCGTTGGTTGTTTGATTTGTGCCGTATAGTTTAATCTTTCTTGTTGACGTAGAGTCTGCGGTCCAGATATCGGTAAGACCAACAGACATCCCTCTGTTGCTAGTTCCAAAGTTCTCTGATCTAGTAAAGCCTAGCGTGGCGATTTGGGTGTTCGATGAGTCTACGACATCTACGCGAATAAATGTGTACTGGATTACAGTAGTATTGATCCACGCGCTACCAGTGAATGTGACAAGGAACTTCTGGCCAACAAACGCTGGCGTGAACGACACTTCCTGATTGGTAAGCGCGTAGTACGTACCGGCAGTGGTGATTGTTGTTCCGCTGTTAGCCGTACCGCCGAGGCTATACCTTGCACTGACAACGTTTGGAACTCTAACATACCCATCGGCTCGGACTTGGTTAAACTGGACGTTGCTTGTGGTGTTGATACTTTGTGGAAGGCTAAACGTTACCGCTCCTGTGCTTGCACTAACGTTTACCTGGTCAGTGGTGCCGGTTGCAGAGGTGACGTACGAGTGACTGTGGCCAGTAGCGGCGTATGCTGCGTTGCCTTCAGTGGCTGTCAGGTAGCCAGGATGTGGATCGCCAGCTGACTCGTGAGTGGTGATTGCTGCAGAGGCCGTGCCTACTGGGTCGTATGTCCCGTTGTGGTTGTGCCCGGTATCGGACTTACCAGATAGAGTAGAGGACAGGCTGGAAACATCGGTAATCGCATGAGTGTGTACAGATGCTGCCTTGCCAGCAAGATCGCTGACTAGGTTGGTCACATCAGACTCGATGTGGCTGTGGCCAGTAGCCGCGATGCCAGCTGTGGACAGGCTTTCCTTCTCCCACATCTGGCTGCTGCTGTTGTACTGGATGATGTCTCCATTAGACGGAGAACCGGCGCTCACGTTGTGAATCTCGTCCAGCTCGTAGCCGTTCTGCACCTTGACGAAGATCTCGCCAGTGCTGACGTTCGCCTTAGTGACTACACCAAGGTACACACTATGTGCCGGCTCTGCTGGTGGGGAGCCGTAGACTCGACCGCCGGCAGTGCCCGATAGCCAGACTGACTGTCCGGCTGTTGCTGCACTTGTATCGATGTTGGTAAGGACACCCTCTGTGACCACCCACCCATGCTGGTTGGCGCTCAGGTTCTGCTCTAGCAGACCCAGGGTCTTGCTGGACGTGGCTTCTGTGTCCGCGTCAGCGTAGGAAACAATCGGGTTCGTGCCGTCTGCGCTTGAGATGTAGACAGCCTCGCCCTTAAGCTTAGCAGTCGTGTCGTTCTTGACGTACTGCTTGATGATAGTGGTGTAGCCAGCAGTCTCGTGCGTGTGCCCAACGAGTGATAGGCCAGTAGTCGGATGAACGTGGTCAAATCGTGAAGCTGTTGTGCCAGCGCCAGGGGCTGCAGTGCCAAGAGCAACAGGAGTTCCGTTGCTTAGAGATACCCCGGTTGATCCCTCAAGGACTGTGACGCGGCCTCTAAGGGTGGCGCCCTCGTCCGTGTCTAGCCACACTAGGGTGGGCTCTACCGGATGGATGTCCTCCTCGAACTCCTCGTAGTATTCGTCAGGGATCTCGAACACGGTTTCTGCAGGCCCCTCTAGGAGTAGGCCGTTCCACCTAAGTGAGATCGGTCTTCCGAACTTCAATCGTGCCATTAAGACTCCTTAATACTCTCTATATATATCCAGGCTTGTCAAGAGCTGTGCACATCTACCGGAGGGAGCAGTCGTGCCACATAGGTAGACAGGGCGTCTGCGGCACGCTCGATTTCCTTCTCGTAGACATTAGACAGTAGTGAATAAGCCTCAGTTCCCAGCACGCCGTCGAGCGACTCCATAGCCCGCTCAGGGCCCGCATAGTGCACGTGGAGCAGCTCGTGGGCTACAATCCGACGCTTCTCCTCCCATGGTAGAGACCAGAAGTCGCTGGAAACACGGAGCGTGGCGTTCCATAGATTGTCCGACACCTCAATGTCTGCCCAGGTATCCTCCTCAGCTGGGTGCTTGGAAACGTCTACCTTCCACTGGGTAAGTCCCAGGCATGGCAGGCATCGGTTCACGTACTCTTGTAGATCGAAGATATTGTTCATCTTTACCCTCCTAAGCCTTTGAATACATTAAATGGATCTTTCTCTTCAGAGACTGCTTGCTCGTTGATAGTTGCAACATTGTACGGAGTCTGAGGGCCAGTACTACCACCGCCAGCGATTTGCGAGTATAGGGCATCGGCTACTGCCGAACCGGCTACGCTACCGGCCATACCGCCAGCGAACGATCCAGCCACTGGGAGTGCTGCTGTTCCAGCGATTGATCCTACTGCAGCTCCACCAAAGCCACCGATAATGTTAATCAGCGTACGAAGCATATCTCCCTTGTTCATGGCAGTAAACCCTAGGGCTGCAGCATTGGACAGTGTTGGGCTGACTGCGCCAAGAGCCTCGAATGCAAGGCCAGTCTTGACCATTTCTTCCCGTTCCTTGTCGCGCAATCCCTGTGTAACTCCAGCCATGCCAAGCGTAAGAAGGCTTCCACCAATAAACCCGCCGGCCTTGCTGTTGAGAAGATCATTGATCTTGCCGGACTTGATCATTGCTGCGGCTGTCCGTTGCAGAGCCTTAGTTGATTCAGTTTCAACCCTTCTGCTAGTACCCCCTGGTCCACCCTCCCGACGTCCTGTGAGCTCTCTTACTACATCTGGATTGCGGATAGTCCTATCACGCAGAGCAGCATCAAGCATTGGATCCTCTCCAGGCCTACTTGTATCTCCAGCCTTGGAAAGCGCAGCTGCGATTCGCTCTTCAACAGTAGACCCAGGCCCTATCACCTCTTCTTTTGTGATTCTAGGGATAATAGAATCGCTTGGCAAGTTCTTATTTTTAAGATTCATTGCAATCCTAATGCCGAAAGGTCCGCTAGTTTCTCCAGTAGTAGTTACCCCCTTTGCGTCCCTAACAACAGAACTTACTTCTTGCCAAACCCTGTCAAGTGTCATGTCTTGGAATGGAGCTTCTACTCCAGAATCAATAGCCATCTGGTTGATGTCTTGGTAGAACTTAAACTTAACCATCGCATCCATAATCATTTTGTATTTCTTGATCCGTTGGCTGTCGCTAAGGCGCTCCATCTGCTCGATCATAAAGTCAAATGTGTTATCCCGATCAGGCTTAATGGCCAATGTGTACCTTCCGGTGCCGGATGGGTCCATAACAACGTCAAAGATCCTGTCGGCTCCAGATTCTTTAAGAACAGCCCTAATCCTATCCTCTGTCTGGCTAGGCTGCATCTCGTCAGCAAGTGGCTGGTATCCATACTTCATTGTAAGTTCATCTACATCGCTAAAGTCTAGCATCTTCGTTGGGTTCTTACGCTGCTCGTCGCTTAGCCTTACAACATAAACTGTCTGGTCAACTGAGGATACCGTACGTCCATCAACCTTGCTCTTCTTCCGCCTTTTTACCACAATGAAGCTTAGCTGATTATCTCGCGCCATATCTACATATGACTTACCAAGATCGGACTGATCTGCAATCTTTGCGACTTCGTCGCTAGTCAGGATACCAATATCACCGCCGGACTGAGTCTTTAGTTCTGGGATTTCACCAGTTTCCTCAGCGAATGTTATTGGATCAACAATGAGCATTCGACGGCCAGATGCCTCCCACTCAGAGGATAGCAGGGTTGCAGCTTCGTCTGCGTGCAGAACGTTGTTAATAAACCTTACCCACCCATCGCCTGCGTCATCTCGAGCGGCAAAGATTGAGAAAGCAGTGTAGGCTTTCTGGGCCACTTCCCTTACCTGGTCTCTTGTTAGCCCTACTAGAAGTCCTGATAGACGTGATGCTGGGCGCATAGCTGGCGAAAGCTCAACTGCGAGCGATGTCTGGGTATCACTTGGCACCATGGTGCGGCGCACAGTCTTACCAATCTTCTTGCCAACGTTTGCTCGATTCTGAGTTACGTATTCAACCCAGAGTTCCTGCATCCTTGTATCGTATGGATCTGTCGACCCGTCCGGCAGACGGCCACGGTTAATAGCATCTTGCCCGTTTCGCGGAGCAAACTCCCTCTTGTCTGCTGGCTTTTGCTTATCTTGCTGCAGCACAGACTGCGCGAACTCTGGTGGATACGCAGAGTCGATAACTGCACGCATGTCTCCATTATTTTCAATAATGGCAACGAGCAGGGACCTGAACATTGGGTCTTTTGCGTTCTTAAGCTCAGCTACCAGCTTCTTAGCTTCTGGTGTCTGGCTAACAGCTTCTGGGTCATCCTCTGCCAGGTTGATGATCTTCTCTACGTCAGATCCAAGTTCCTTAATGGTATCTGTGATTTCGTTATCTTCTGTGCCGGTGTCATCGCCAATCCCGCCAACGACAGATTCCAAGCTTACCTGCGGAGCTCCCTTGCGAGCCGCAAGGTGATCCATGGTCATTTCTCTTGCAATCTTATAAGCGATGTTATCAAGTTCACTTAGTGGATTTAGGCCTAGCTCTTCTGGCGATAGGAACGTCTGGTTTCCAGCGCCGAAGCCCCTGCTAACACCGTATCCACCAATAGAGGTAACCGGGGTTACTTCTGAGTATGTAAGTCTCCGTACCTCTTTTTCCATCTCTGTCCGGAAGAAAGCTTCGTCTTCTGGGTTGTCAAATGGCGCTACTCGGTCCATTGCGTCTAGAATGAGCTTTTGATACGCCGCGTCTACTACACCAACTCGTGCAAGTTCCTGCCTAATGGCAGCGATTCTTGGTGCAAAGTCAACAATGTCTTGTACCTTTTCGTCCCTTCCGCCCGTTTTTGAGTTTCTGCCATCCCAAAACGCTTTGGTAGCTCGAACCTTCAGCAGGGTAAGCAGGTCTGCCTTAAGGACGCGAAGCTGCTTCTCAACGTCTGCTGTAATAGGCTCAGTGCTAAGCAGCATTTCTCCTGATCCAACGTCACGGACAATCGGGTCTCCCTCTTCAGGCATACGAACAAGTGCTTCTCTGCGGGCCCTGTGCTGTACCTGCCACTCATCTTCGCTCGATTCAAATACTTCTGCTGCGTCATACGGAGTTCGTGCTGGAGAGTATTCTGTTCCGCCAGTTGGCTGCATAGTGGACCTGGCAATATCGACTAGGTTTTGGTCATCAGGAGTGAGGACTGTGCGTTGGCGTTGCGGTACTCCAGATTCAATCTCTGCTTCGATTTCGCGGATAAGCGCCCTACCACGCTCTAGCTCAGCGTCTGTGATTCCGCCATGCATAAGACCAAAGAACTGGTCTCCGCTAGCCACTCTGCCTGGCCTGTCTACACCTTGCTCTACTGCAAGAAGGTCGCCAAGAACCCACCGACGTGGCTCATCTGGCGTGTCAATATCTGAAAGATACCTATCTGCAAGAGTCCCAAGATTTGGGAAGTTTCCGTCTGCATCGGCAACGATGCCAACCGCAATGCCCTCTGGCCAGTCTGGAGATGAGGCGGAGATGTCAACATCTCGTACTCGCAAGACTGCCCTGCCATCGTGAGTGAATGGAGTGGTATCGCCAGGCAGTACTTCGTCAATACCGAAATCTTTACCCCTCTGAGCCTTACCTTCGCCGCCCTGGCTAAACGTTTTCTGGGTGCCGGTGTCGATGTAGATGACATTTCCGGCCTCGTCTAGAGTTGGTACAAGCTTTCGGCTTGGGATTCCATCCCTATCTCGTACCGTAACTCGCACACGCTCGCCAGTTTCTGCGAACGATACCGGGATCATTGCGACTGTCCCTCGCCTTCCCATTGGATCTACGAGAGGCAGTGCGTGCTTTACTGCTGGGAACACATGCGGGTCGACATCAATGAGCAGTGTTGAGAATACGTCAGGGCCAGCGATTGCAGAAATATCTACTTCGCTACCAATAGCGAATGGGTTGGTTACGGCCCCACCATTTGCAAGAACAACCTGTACAAGTGGGCTATCAGCTGACAGAACTACAATACCGTCCTGCCCAATGAGGCGTGATGTACCCTTGCCATCTGAAATAACAGAGTCAGGGAACTTATTCCTGTCAATGCGAGCAATAACTACAGGATCTTTTGGAAGAAGCAGGCGACGGCGGCTTACTTCTGACTCTACTACCTTCTTGTCGGTGGTGTACGTAATGTTGTCGCCAACACCAATGTCACTGTCAAACTTTAGAGACTCATCCCATGTGTTGCTGCTGTCCTCAAACCCATTTTGCGCAAGGTGCTCCTTAAGAGCCTTGATAATGCTGCCCTCTAGTTGGAAATCCCTCCTAATCTTTACGCCTGATTCGTAGTGGATTCCAGCCGTTGGGTCTGTTGTAAGGATAAACCCGATTGCAGCCCTGGTTGAGTCAGACTCTGGGTGCATTGTGTTAATGAACGACGGTACGTCTACGCCCTGAACGTCAACTTCCTGCCACCGTGGGTCAACAAGACCGGCAAGATCAAGGGCATATCGTCGTCGGCTGCGCGTCTCGTAGTTGATTACATTGTTTGTTGTGAAATACTGGCCGTTTGCAAACAGTGGGGACCACGATGGACGTGGAATCGCACCGGTTTCTGTGACAACTGTCTTAATATCCTCGCCGGTAAGCTCCATGATGCGTCTTGCAAGGCCATCAGTGATGTACTCGAGCTTATCGATGAAGGTTGGAAGTGGCTTGCCCTGTGGCTTGCGTGGGTCGAACTTAATAGTTCTATCGTTAATGATGTCAGAGTCAAGTTCTGTAATGAGTTTGGTGAGTAGATCCAGCGCCGGAGCCACCTCTGGTCGACGCAGGGCGCCGCCGTTCTTTAGTTTTTGGACTGTTTCTGTGATTCTCTCGATAAGTCGGTTCTGGATCTCTACGTTTTTCCACTCTTGATCACCGAATGACAGCGGTGTCCAGTCAGAATCGCGCGTTGCTGGGATTTCACGGCGGACACCCTTAATGGTTTCGTCTTCAATGCCGAGGCTGCGGAGCACCGCGTCGAACTCCTCGCGCATTTTCTTAAGTCTTGGCGTCATCTCTGACTCGCGCACATACCCAATGCCGTAGTGGAGCATGATTATGCGCATGGCCAATGACCCTCTGCTTACGCTTTCTGGGTCATTGAGCATGTTCTTGGCGTTAGTACCGCGAACGCCGCCCTCTCCTGCAATATAGCGCTCGTATAGGCTGTATAGGTCGTCTTCCGGTGTCACACTTCCGAACATAAGCCGTTCGTACATGATCTCACGAAGCTCAGCAAGACGCTTGCGCCGTGCGATTTCCTGTGCGATCTTGATGTTGTCAGCGTTGCCCTCTTCTGCCCTAGTAGGTCTATTGATCTCCTCGTCGGTTCTGGCTCCACGGCCACCAAAGTACTTAGCCTCAGCTCGGTCGATGCTGGCATCGTCACGTGTTCCGGCCATTGCCGCGTCCGCCTCCTGCAGCATGGCGAGCATCGGGTCCGTAATGTTGCCAGATTCATCGGGGGTCGTCGCCGTTGTTATTTTTTCGGGGGTCTCGACCGGGGTTTCACCTTCGAAGTTACGATTCCTCAGCGCTTCCAGCTGTGCAGGGGTAAGCGAGGCTTCCCAGGCATCTAGTGCCGGGATCTGTCCCCTAAACGGAGAGTCACCGCCATTGATGTACCCCCTATCGTCTAGGCCATATTTGACTGCCTCTGGCGTAGATAGCACTTCTTGCGGAATCTTGGGGGCGAATACTGGGCCTGCATCCTCTGGGAGGGGTGTAGGAGCCACGGAGGCGAGAGTTTCCTGGGCAGGTGGTGTCTCTACTACCCCTGGCGCCATTTCGGGGCTTGGTGCTCCTTGGGCGGCCTCTTGTGCCTGGACCACTGCCGGGTTGTTCTGAGCGGTAAGCTTCTCTGTGAGGAAGCCCTGGACGGCCTCCGGCGGAACCTTGCCGCCAGTGGAGCGTGAGATGTTGGTGGCGAAGTCCAGCATCCGCTGGTTGAGGCCCATGGCGTCCCCGCCAGCGGCGATAGCGTCGCGGAGTTCGCGGAACTTGGCTACGAAGGCGGGGTTGCCCTTGATGATCTTGGCAATCTCTGCCTCGAAGGCCATGTCTGCGGCTAGACCGGCGGACATTGGGGCGCCTGGAGCAACAGGTGTAGCCCCAGCTGCCGGAGCGGAGGGGGCGGCAGCA